AGGTACAGGTGAAAGCATCCCTGCGACCCCAAGCAAGGTCAAGCCAATGCCAAGTTTTAGCAAAGCAATAGAGCCCACCGCAGCCCCTGACCCACCGATGCCTGCCGCCGTAAACGCACCAGCGAAGGCTGCTGATCCGCCAAACGTGACAGCCGAAAGCGCAATTAACGCAATCCCTGCAATGATGAATCCAGTGTTTGCACCACCCGCACCAACAATCACCGGCACGATCTTGATCTCTCCTTGGCCTACCGGATAATGCAAGTCGTCTAGCGTTAGCGCACCATCGCCGACAAGCACTTTGTAATGGCGATCAGCCATGTGCTGTTCCAGCTGCGGGAAATTGGCAATCAGCATTCGCACGGCTTCTGCTGCTGAAGACAGTTCAGCCTCTAAAACACGACGCCCGGCAACCTTGGCAAGCTCTCCATATAACCGGATTCTACGCAACATGACGCAACCGCTTCCCTGCACATGACTGTAGCCATCCTCCGTAGATATCTCTAGACGACAGCCGTTCTGACAAATGGTGCAGCACCATTCCATCGCCAACGTAGACAGCGCAATGATTAAGGCCATTGCCATTGATCTGCATCAGCAACAGGTCACCCTGAATCAGTGACTCATCCTCGGTCAACTCACGGAATCCAGTTGCAGCCCAGGCATCGTTAAACATTGGTGCATCCATAAACTGCTGTGGCGTTGCTGGTCTATCCCAGTCACGCAAGTTGATTCCTTGCTCGGCGTACCAATCACGCGCCAATGTCCAGCAATCATTAACTGCCCACGTCCACTGACGACCGATCAACGGGGCTTTATAGCCACATGGCACGTATTCTGCCCAAACTTCGGTTTGTGGGTTGACGATGTGCCAAGGGACGCCGTGCTTTTCCGCTGAAACCTTATCAGCTTCACTTGCTGCTGCTGGAGTTTTTGGATGGCTATGGACAATACCAACAATTTCCCCTGCATCGTCAGCAGCTGCATAATCCTCAGGATTAAGCACAAACATATCCTCTAAATTGTGTGCCATGTTGCGACACGCCCAATATTTTTTGCGCCCTTTTATTACTACAACAAGACCCACGGCCTCCCATGGATAACGGTCTTTTGCGTCTTGTAATGCAGTGTCACGCCATGTCATGCGAAGAACGTCCCAATGCCCGGATACCCTCCAAAGGGTAGCTCGTTATTCTCACCAAACCTGCACTCACAACTGCTTTGCCTTTTACCGCAAACGTCTTCGCTGTCCGCAGTCGTACCAACGTCATTGGCAGTGAATCGCGTAAACGTCACGCCATTGACGACTTTGCCAGGGCCAACGGCTGGGTCGTAGCCGCATTCGACTGATTTGTAGACCCATTGGCAACGGCTGATGCACTGCCGCTTTGGTGCGCGTACACCAGCAAGATCAAAAGCAGATGCAAGCTCAAACTCAATTAAAGTTCGATTCTCGACTGATTTGCGATCAACGTAGTAAATTTCTTTTGGAAACGTAGCGGTACTGTCTGGGGTGCCAAACGGGTTCGATCCACTTGAAAAGTTTATGTTGTCTATGTAACGGGCCAACGTACGAATGCGCGTAACTTTTGCGCCTTCTAACCCATTCGGTAATGGGGCGATTAAGCCTGTAATTGTGCTAAACAGATTGCTCAATCGTAAAGTCGGGCGCGGCAAACTGCCTTGCCCTGAATAACTAAACCCCTCAGCTTCAAGCGGAATTGCTGCATAAGCCTGCCCGCCAAACGTTATGGCTTGAAGCCCGCCCTGATTCAATCCGCTGAAATAATGAATTACATTGACACCATGTTGCGCTGCATCTAGTTCAAGCTGGAACAGCTCAATAATTGCTGTTGGCGAAATGCCCTGCAGATCGCCCGTGATGCCATCGCTGGACTCTGTATCGGTGTAACCAGAGTTCCAGTATCCAGTTACGACGTAAGACATATTTAGCTAGTAGTGGCTTTCACCACTGCAAAACCAATCACAATCGCTTCGCTTAACGATCCACTCGTGACATTACGGACGTTAATGCTTGCGGAACCAGCGGCAGGTTGTGCGTTTAGCAAATAAGAACCAGCCGTTCCACCGCTAACGTGATTCAAAATAATCACGTCAGTCGCTGCCACCGTTGTATTGGTCAACGTAAATGAAACAGTTGTATTTGCAGCCAATGCCGCAGCATTCATTGTGACCTGACCGCACTTTTTACTTAGCACTGCCGTTGTGCTTTTAGACGTTGCTTGAGTAACCGTGCCACCTTGCCCGGCTGCTATGTAGCCGCAACTATCACGCAGGTCTGTAAAATTCGTGTCGACCTCGGTGTGAGTAAGCGGGCTGCCCTTACTTGCTCTAGTCGTGACAGTCATTGCGGCTCGAAAACTTGACGGAATGTTGCTTGTATCGTAGCTCGGTTAGCGTAAGGAATTGACTTCGACCAAGTTTCGCAAACCCATTTATAGGTTACCGACGACCCAGGCGGCTGCCAGTCAAATGATGCGTTGTCATCAGCACGAGCATCTAGGAACGTTTCGATAGTGTCAGACTCTGTTTCGGTTATGTTCGTAAACGACAAAGACCAGCTCTTAGGGTTTTGATTCAATCCAAACTCAAGGCGTTGTTCATAGCCGTCACCAAATTGCACCTTGCGGGTCGCAGGTGCGCTGCTTTTTTGAGCGCCGTAGTCAGGGAAAATGCTTGGGAATGTGGCCATTAGCGGGTCAACAAGCCTCCAGGTCGTTTTTGTTTAATCAACTCAGCTTGAACAGCAGCGCCAATCGCAGAACCAAGCTGCTTGGCCTGCTGTCCGTCACCTTGGGCGCTAGAGCCCGAAGCGTCAACATTGACCACCACGCTAGCGCCACCACCTAAAGATTTATTTGGCGCGATGCTGCCGCTACGACCTGGGCTGAAAAGTTCTGGCCCTCTTTCGCCCACAAGATAAGACTTGCCGCCAGCAACGCTGCCGCCGCTTGCCCTGCCTCCACCAAAGAGCTTGGTGAAAAGGCTGCTGGGGTCACCTCCCCCAAGCCCTCCAAGCAAGCTGTTTACGCCAAATTTCAGCAAGATATTGGCAATGCTTTTGAGAGTGTTTGAGGCAACCTCGGCTAACGACTTGGTGCCATCAACAGCAGCGGTCAAGCTGTCAACGATGCTTGTTGAAATCGTTTGGCCGATCGAGGCGTAAAGCTGATTCATCTTTTGAGCTTGCGCTTCAATAAGTGCGTCCTGCTGTGCAAATGCTGCATCAAAATCACTCAAGAATCTTGCTAAAGAGTCAGCCTCTTCTTTTGCAGTTTCTGCAATTGTTTTCTTATATGCTTCCGCTTCATTTCGCTTGTTTTCCAAAGCAATTCTTGCCGCAATTTGTGCATTAACGTCTTCCTGAGCAAAGCCTTTTGCGTTTTTTTGCAATTCTGCGATGTCAATGTTTAGCTGAAAATTCTTTCTTTCGGTTTCATTTACTGCACTTGCGAGCAAGGCTTGATTTTCAAATGCTTGAACTCTATCCCTTGAAAGCTGCGCCAGTTTTCTGGCCTCTTCCACAGGGTCTGGGCCTTTCCGTGTCGTGCGTCCTGTGCGGTTGTTAGGTAAACCTTCACGCAATCTCTTTGCTTCTGCCGCTGCCGCTGCCGCTGCCTCTTCTTTTATCTGAGAAACGGTCTTTGGAGGGTCAATCGGGACAAGTCTGCCGCCTGGCCCATCTGCTCTGTATTTTACTCCCGCAATAGTGTGCTCTTTCATCACAATATCAACAATCAAAGTCCTTCTTTTTGTCAACTCTTCAACTTTTAATTTTGCCTCGTCTAGTCTTTTTTTAAGGTCGTTTACATCGCTAATTTTCCCCTGATAGTAAGGACTCTCTTCAAACTTTTTCGACGCAGCGCTTAATCCTTCAACCTGCTTAGTTGCTTTCTCTAACTCTTGGTCTAATAGCGTCAGCGATCCCGTGTCAATTGCCTCGTCAAAGTCTCTTTTAGCCCTTGCCGAGTCTTCTATGACTAAGCCCAAAGCTATAAACGGGGCAAGCAAAAGAGCAACTTTCCCCGCGAGGGCAATCAAGGCGGTCAATTTAATTCCTAGCGCTGCGGCTGCTCCTGAAGCTGCTGTGAATGCTGCTGCTAAGCCAAACCCTGCTGCGGCAAGCGTTCTCATCGGGCCTGGCAGCTTCCCGACGATCCCAACCATCTCAGTCAAGCCTTGAACTGTTGGCGTCACAACCGGCAATAACTCAGTACCAATTGCGTTACTTAATTCGCTTGTTGCATTGCTAAATTCTTTAAATTTTGCTGCTGGTGATTCGGCCAAAATTTGTTGAATCTTATCCTTGTTCTTCTCGAATCCTTTCGCCAAGGCGTTAATCAAAATGTCAGCCGTGATAGCGCCTTCGCTGCCAAGCTTTTTCAACTCGCCAACAGTGACGCCCATCTCATCAGAAACCAATCCCAGAATGCCTGGAATTTGCTCGCTGACAGATCTAAATTCATCGCCTTGGAGTCTGCCGCTGCCAAGCGCTTGACTTAACTGAAGAAACGCCCCGCTCGCTGCCGCCGCGCTAGTGCCGCTTGCGATCGCTGTTGCATTAAAACCTTTGTAGACCGTCTGGACTTCTTCAAGTGTCTTGCCTAGTGGCCTCAGCCTTGCATAAATATCAGAGAATTGGCTTGCTGATTCAGCTTGCGAGAGATTGAACGTTTTGGCGTTGTCTTTTACTAGCTGCTGGATCTTGCCAAATTCGCCATATTCAGTCGACAAAGCCTTCAGTCTGACTTGTGTTTGAGCAAAGCTCGCGGCCTGCCCGATCATCCGCTTTGTGAGCGCTGCCACGCCCAGCGATACAATCGCGCCTTTTAATCCGCCAAGGGTTGATTGATATTTTTTTGCAGCTTGCTGCGCCTTGCCAAAAGCGGCTTTAGCAATATTGCCAAACTGGCTCAACTTGGTAGCAGCAGCCTCTGTCGCGGCTTTTTGCAATTTGACTGCTTTTTTTAGCAGGTCTGCCTTTTTCGCTGCTTCATCCGTTGCCTTCTTGAATCGCCCAAGCGATCGGATGCCCTGCGTGGCATCAACAATAAGCTTAACGATCGACTCAGCCATGGCCCTATTCTACCGGCCTCCTCTTTTTGCGCGGTCCATTGCCTCTTGCTCTTTCTCCGCCTTTAGCTCGTAATACGCCGCAAAATGCACCATCTCAGCATCAGTCAGCTCTGTCCGCAGTTTGCTGACGGTCATCCCTAATTCGCAGGCTAGGTGGAACTCAAAAAAGAGCCACCCATCCTGCTTCAGTCGTTTTTTGCGTCGTCAAGGCTGGCCTCTTCGCCAATACCAAACAAGAACAACTCAAGGTCATTCAATACGCTTTCAGGCAACTGCCGCTGCAGTTTTGGCGCATCAGCTGGGGCAAACGCTTTGCTGCCGTCTTCTAGTTCCGCCATCTGGCACAGCATCTGCGTGCTCAGGTCCAACGCTTCATCAGTGCCGGCCAGTTGCTGCGACTTCTTGCGGTCGGCCCTTGTGATCGGCTTGAAGTACAAACTGATTACAACCTTGCCGTCTGCATTCTTCACATCAAATTTACGCCGCTGGTTGAGATCAAATTCCCCAACCAGCAAATCAACCGGGCGATTTCTTGACATGAATAGGCTTTCTTTAATAGAAGCCTAGCCTATTCAAGGTTTCCGGTAATAGTGCCGCTAGTCACGAAGTTGCAGCTCACGGTCACCAAATCACCAACAGCTGATGAAATCTCAGCGTCTGTAATGATGCCAGCAAAGCTAACTGAATCAGTTCCGGCTGATGTGCCAGTCGTGAACAGCTCAAACGTCGCGTCTGATGGATCAGCAGCCGTCAAAACATCTTCAATAAAAGCGGCCTGGCCTGTCGCATCTGGGTCATAGACCAGCTCAACAGTCCCAGACCCTGAAATCAAGCTGCCAACAAAACTCCGGGCGGTGTCGCCGTGCTTGGTCGTGTCAAGAGTCTCTTTCGTGATGCTGAGCGACCAACTGCGAGTTCCCACGATTGTTGCGTTGGAGCTGCCGGCGGCGTCGAATTGAACGGCGCCCTGCTCACCTCTGATTGTTGCCATTGGTCAAAGATCCTCAATAAATTCAAAGGTCACGGAAACCCTTGTTTGGAAAAACGGTTCCGGCTGCGGAAAATCCACAACTGCAGGGCCGTCAGCAGCGTCGAAGAAGACGCCAGAAACTATGGCTCTATTGTAGAGATCTCGGATGCGTTTCCCAATCGCATAATTAGCGCCAGGGCCAACGCCTTTGGGGGTGAAAATATTCAGCAGCAAAACACCAATCACCTTTGTGCTGCCACTGGTCGCGACGCCTTGGCTTAAGTATTGGTTCCCGCCAAATTGCACAAGGCATTGCACCCAAGATGAACGGGGCGCCGGCTTGTTTGGCATGTTATGGAATACGACCGGGATTGCGGGTGAAAGCGCCAACTCAGTCGCAAGCCGGCCCTCGATTACGGCCCGCACGGTATTGAGATCAACAGCAGCCATTAGCGATTCCTTCGTCTTATTAGTTCAATTCTGGCCGGGATCTGAAATGCAGCGATTTCCTTGGCCAATATGTCTGGATAGCCAGGGATCGTCGGCGGGTTTTGCCTTGTCCGGTAAACGCCTCGCCACGATGGCGGGAGATTGTTCCCGTATAACACTGGCTCGGCATAAGGCAAATTATTTTGAATCTCGATTCGTGTTTTGCTGATCTTCACTTGACGCCACCTTCCGCGAAGATCTCCGGTGTCAACCGGCGTTTTTTCTTTTACCTGCCCTTCCCAGACCTTTGCGGCAAAAATGACCAGCTCCTCAAGCTCATCTTCTGCAAGCTTTGAAATGTCGCCTAGGTCAATCTGCCGTGCCATTGCTATGCCCTCAAAATTAGCTCGTAGGTGATTGGTTCATTGTCTTGCTCAATGGTGTCGATCTTAATCACTTCATGCGAAACACCAGAAATCAAAACGCGGTCTTGCGTCGTCGGGACAGCTGCTGCGTCAGCTGCTGCAATGATCAACCGCTTATCGCCGGACTGGATTAGCTCATTCACCTCTCTAGCTGATACACCCTGCAACACGCCTTTGATTTCATTGCTGCTGATGCTTTCGCTGATTTGCCCGGTTGCCGTGTCGTAGGCGCCGCCAGATACGGTTTGAACCGTGACTTCACCGCCTAGGCTCTTCATCGCGTTTTGCGCTGCTTTTTGCAGCGAAGTTGCAAGGCTCATGCAAACACCCGGTAAGGGCTATCTGGTGTTACCTCAAACGCTTCCCAGCCATCGGGTAGGTCACCTACATAGTTGACGTGATAGCCGTCAAGTGTTGTTGGAGCAACGATCTCAGT